GTACTGGACCGGCAGGAGCTGCGTCGCGGCGCCGTCGATGAATTCGCCGCCGGCGGCGGCCACGGTGATGACGCCGGCGCCGCTGTTCTTCACGGTGAAGATCTGGCCCTGAATGCCCACCGCGGTGGGCAGCGTCACGGTGAACGTGTTGGCCGTGCAGTCGACGACACAGTCTCCCGCAGCGACCGTGTAGGTGCCGCTGACCGGCGTGTATTTGACCTTCAGGGCGGCGCCGAGCGCCGGCTGGATCAGCGTCAGGAAGTCGCCCATCAGGCGCTGAATGCCGTTGATGGCAACGACACCGTTCTTCTGGGTAGTGAGAATGTCGTCTAATGAGGCCATCAGAATTTCCCGGCGGGGGTGACGCGGTAACGCGGGGCACCGATGCGCCAGAACGTGTCGACGTCGTTGCTCTCGAACTTGATCGACACGAGGCGGCCGCGCAGTCGCGGTGTGACGTACTGTGTCGCCTGCGTCATCGAGTACGGGCCGTGGACACGCGGCGGCTGCCCGGGGTAGTCGGCGACGTAGAACGTCATCAACAGCGTCGCGTTCTGGACGCCGTTGTAGTAGCCCCACTTGAAGTCTGGCCAAACCTGATCAATGAACGACAGCAGGTCGCCGTCCTGCAGCGTGAAGTACCCCGTCTGAAAGCTTGAGGACATCGGCTGACCGTCAGCATTCGGCGACGTCTCGTGCTGGAAGATGAGGCCGCTTGAGGAACCGCCAATCGGCGGCCCGAGGACCGACTGGTCGATCCACGCCGTCCGCGACAGATAACCGAAGTCCCAGCCGCCAGTTGACAAGGAATACTTGACGTATGCGTCTACTTCGCCACCGCCGGACTGCGTCGGGAAGTACCACGCAATTTCATTGAAGCGGGAGTTGGCCGCCGCGCGAATTTTGGAAACCTGCGCTGTGTCCAGCTCCTGAAAGATGAAGTCCCATACCGTGCAGGGAAGCGGCTTCACGCCGTCGCCGGCAAAGATAAAGAACTGCGACTGGCTCATCCAAAAGACAGTGTTATTCAAGATGGCCATCGCCTTCTTGCCAATCAGGCCGCACCCAACCGCGATCTCGTTGAAATTGTAAACGTCTGGCAGGTTGACGTACTGCATCGACCAGAGAGCAAGGTCGGTCCAGATCAGACCCTGCTGCGGTCCCTGCAGGCCGCCAACGATGCGACTGCCCTTGGTCAGTCGATACGAGCCCGCCTGATTGACGGGCGTCGCAATCCATGAATTGAAGTTGTTGAAATCACACCACCGGATCAGCAAGTGATCCTGCACACCGGTGAAAGTCGAACCGAGTGCCACAATTTGCCGCTGTGGCATCGCGAGGAACATGCTGTGGTTTGAAACCGGTGCCTGCGGGATGATCTGGGCGTTCAGGAAGCTGGTCGTCGGAGACCATTGATAGATCGGCCCCCCGGGTTCCGTGTCGAACGACAGCAGCGACGAAGTGTCGGGGCTGGCGATAAGGATTTCACCCCAGTTGCTTAGGGACCAGTCCGAAGCTTCGACAGGGAACCCCGCCGCCGCGACAGGCGCCGCGCCGGTAGAGTACCCTCCGGTAGAGTACCCTCCAGTAGAGTATCCCGTTCCCGCGGGCAGGGGGCCGTAGGTCACGTAGTAGATGTATCGAGCATCACCGCCATTGATGAACCCGGAAGTTGTCGAGGCGGCGTTCTGCGCTGCCTGAATGGTGAACGTGTTTACGGTCGGGGCCGTCTGCACAATGTAGTCGCCGGTCAACGTAACGCCGCCAACCGTAGTCGCGATCAGCACAGAATAGGTATCACCCACGGCAAAACCGTGGTCATTCAAAGTGACGGTGACAATTGACGCCCCGCTTGTCGTGTCGAACTCGGCCACGTCACCGCCGTTAGCCACCGAAGACGTCGCCAGTGCCGGGTCACCCAGCGCGTCGAGGGCCGTGATCTGGTATGTCGTGGACGACGCCGCGACGCAGGGATACACCCCGAACAGGATCAGGCCGCCCACGCTGATGTGCGCGGGGATGTAGACCGCGTCGTAGCTGGTGATGTTGCTGCCGCCGTCGCCCACGGTGCCCGCGACAGTTTGAGGCCCTACCGTGGCATTCAGGTATGACACAGACCCTGCCGATGAGGCTGTCACAGTAGCGGTTGCGTTGAAGCCCGCGGGCGTCACGCCAGCGACAACAACGGTTCCGCCGACGGGGAACACATGCGTGCCCGCGTAGGTAATTGTAGCCGTCGTGCCGTCGCCGGATGCGCTTGTCGTGGCCGCGCTGAAACCGGGGTCGCCGATGGTCACGGTGCTTGAGCCGAGGGTTGTCGTGCAATCCACGGCGGGGTTAGTGTCGAAGACTTGAGGCGTTATATCCTTGGCGGTGCCTTCGTTTATGACATACAGACGCCCTTCCGTGGCTCCAGAATTGCCGAGGGCGAGGTAGTCGTTTGTGAGGTTGTCACGCCACGCCCACAGAGCACGCGGCGTGCCTGTCAACGCCGACGGGTAGAAACGCGACCAGCCGCCCAGCTTCTGGACAAGCCCGAGGTTCTCACGATCCTTGATGAAGCGGACAAGCTGCGTGGAACTGATCGCCGCCTCGTTGAGCGCGGGCGTCCGATTGAGGTCGACCGTCGGGATCAGCTTCAGGGTGGCGTGCATGCGCTACCCTCGCGACGGCGTTGCCGCGACGGCGGGCGACATCGAAGACCACGCGCCTGCTTCAAATTTCTTTCGCGCCTCCTCGACCGTCGCGCTCTTGAGCAGCGTCTGGTACTGCGTCTCGTAGTTGATGGGCATGCCGGGGTCGTTCGGCTGGCTGGCGCCGAGCGCGAAGTCGCGCTGATAGCCGCTGACGAAGACCATGGAGGCCATGAGGAACAGGTCCGGCAGGTACGTGCTGATGAAGGTCGTCGTGTTGGACGCCGACAGGGAATCGGGTCGGACGGTGCCGACGATTTCGACGCTGTAGTTGGCGTTCGGCCATGGTGCGATCAGTGCGGTGTTCTGGTTGAGCATGGCCATCCACTGGGGGACGCCCGTAGCTGTCGGCGAGGCGTAGACCGTGTCCATCCAGACTTTCGTCGTCGGCAACAAGGTGACGCGCGTGCCCGCGTCCGGGTTTGTCGTGCTCGACGGCGTGATGACGTTGATCTCCTGCACCGTCACGAACTGCGTCATGGGCCACGTGATCTGGCGGCTTCCTGTCGCGCAAGCGAAGCCGGAAGCGGCCGTGACCGTCGAGAGTAGGTCGAGATCGCGGTAGATGCGGTTCTCGGCGTAGGTGATGCACTGCGGCAGGTTGGCGACGAAGTTGACGTCCGTGGGGTCCACGACCGCGAGGTTGGCCAATTCGGTAACGAATTGCGCGTAGGTCAGGCCGGTTGTCATTTGGCGTGCCTAAAGGTTTCTTTTGTCATTTTGTCTTCCCCGGTCGATGGGTGCGTGTAATATACCTTGCTAGACTTGTCTGGCATAGCGCCTGACGTCATTTGATTCGGCCAACCAGCGCCGCATGCTTGTCGCGGCAGTCGACGAAGGCCCGCGCGACTCGGATCCGCTCCGCGCCTATTTCATTGTCGGACGCATTGTCCGGCGCGAGAATAGGGTCAACGCAGGGGAGCAGGAGGCTGGGCGCTATGTCCGGCTTGACCACCTTGTAGGAGGTGCCGCACGCCGTCAGTAGCAGCGCGCATGGCAGGAGACTGAGCGCACTCACGAGTGACCGGCGCGGCATAGATTTTCTCCGTGACAGTAATCACCTTTGTTTCGGTGTCGGTCAACTTCTGCGCCAGTTGCGCCACCGCGAGGGCGTTGGCCTTGGCGTCCTTCTCACGCTGCTCGATGACCGCGTTGGCCGCACGCAACTTGCTTTGTGCCGCGCCAAGCTGTCCCCAAAGGCTCCATATCACCAAAGCCGCCGCTGCAAGGCCCAACCACGGCCCGGCCTTCAGGAGGAGGCCCCACGGCATCAGAGCGCCTTCATCGTGTTGGGACCGACGATGCCGTCAGGCGTGAGGCCATGATCACGCTGGAACTGTCGGATGGCGTCTGCCTCCCGGTCGAGATCGACGAACGGCAGCCCCAGCAACGCGCGGTTGCGGTCCCAGTACATGCGGCGGTCGGAGAGGCCGTTGAGGCCGCCGTTGATGGCCCTAGTTATCGCCTTGAACCAATCGACGTCGGCCAACTTCGAGAGGTTGTGACGGTTCCAGAACCACACCGCGGCGCGCGTACCATGTTCTGGCAGCGTCAGCAGCTCCGGGTTATCGATCAGATTGAGCCCCAGCGCCGCGCCGCACGCCGCGTAGTTGTTGCGGCCGGTGATCTGGATCGGGCCACGTCCCTTGTATTTGACCCCGTCGCCCGGCAGCCAGTTGCCAAGGTCGGCGCGACCTTCGTAGGCCTCGCCCGACGCCAGTTCCTCCATGTAGCGGTACTCGCCCGACTCGTGGGCAAGCTGCGCGAGGAAGGCTGCGACGCGCTGCGGCGTGTCGATGCCGCCCTCGTCTATAGTCTCGGTGATGTAGCGGAGATGAGCGTCGAGGCGGCTGCCGGCGGCGGGCAGCATCTTGCGAAGCAGCTGTTCGTCGAGCATCACACCACCAAAGTAAAAAGAGCAACGACGCCGAGCAGACACCAAAGCACCCACGGACGACAATGTTCCGACAGGGCGGCGCGCAAAAACAAAATAACGCCCGTAAGTTGGACGACGCGGGCGATGCCGGACAGCAGATACGCCAATTCAGTCCACTGGTCGTTGCCGTAGATATACACGACGACTTCCCGCATGGAGGAGCCGCATAAGTAGATCGCGAACGCCAACAGGATGTCGCGGCGCACTGCTGTCTCCCACCGGATCACGGACGCTACGACGCCAAGCAGCGACAGGAACCCGAGGGCCTGCGACGTTTGCTGAAAGAGCCAATCATGAACGTTCATTTTTAGCCCCTCCTGCTGCCGCCAAGTCGTCGGCGACCATCTCGACCTTCTCGTCCAGTGGGAAAGCTTGCACCTCGCGCACCAACCGAAAAACCGCTGACATCAGCCCGAGGCGGGCGGCCTCGCGTTCCTGCCTGCTTTTCCGCAGCTCTTCATGCAGTTCTGTCAGGAGGCCCTTGTGGTCGCGCCGGAAGTTGAACATCACGGCCTTGCCTTTACGACGGACAGGATAGCGTTCACCGCAGCCGTCATATCCTTTAACGCCTGTGTTGTTTCATTTACTGATTTAAGCGTCTCGGTTAAGACGACGCGGGTCTCAGACAAACGATCCTTGTAAGAGTCACGCAGTTCTTTCACGGCCCAAACGAAGGCCATGAAGAGCACAATCAGGATGACCCCGTAGGCCCCCCACTGGGTAATGATTGGCGCGGTCAGGGAGGGATCGGTTGGCATCGCTAGGCATCCGTCAGGGTGTAATAGTTACCGTGGGGGCAACCACTTTAGACTACCCACCAGTTTGCGTTGTCAGAGACAAAGGTCTGCGAGACCATCTCCGCTATGGTGCCCGGCGCTACGCCGTCGATAGTCTGCGCGGCTGTCGTCGCCATCGTGATCAGCCTGCCACTCGCCAGCGCGTTGCCGTTTTTGACCGTGAATGTCTGGCCGCCGATACCCACTGCCGTGGGCAGCGTGACCGTGAAGGCATTCGTCGTGCAGATAATCGTCCCGTCACCACTGGTGATTGTGTAGTTGGCGGTCTTCGTGGTGAGCTTGTTGATCGCCCCCATGCGGGTCCAGACGGCACCCGCCGCCGATCCGGCAGTGGTGCATATCCAGCCCTCCACGGCGTCGGTATTGACGGCGCTATTGAGGAATATGTCGCCGAGCGAGCCCGCGTAGGAACCTTGAGGGGTAGCCGTCGCCGTGCCTCTGGTGTTACCTGACGGGTAGACCGTCCCTACGCCAGACCACACCCGCTTTGTAGCTGCCACCGTTACGGCATTGTCGATTAGGGTGTACGTGCCGAGGTCTAAAAGGAAGGCGTCGAGCGTCGTGGCCGTTACGTTGTTGTTTCGGATGGTTAGCGTGTTGGCCGTCGTCTGAGTTAGAAGCGCGGAGTTCGGGGATACAAAAGTATTGCCGTCAACGACGCCCGTGACACCTCGCAGCTCCATCGCATAGTCGGCCGAACTCTCAACGTAGTTGCCGACCATCTTAAGGTCCGTAACTGTCCCAAGTGCCATCTGGATCGTTCTGTACGGGCCGACAAAGCGGTTCCCCTGAAGAGTCAAGTCGTCAATGGTGCCCGCACCAGCATTGAACGCCCGCGCAGTCGCGCCTGCAACTTGTACGTTATTATTCGCCACAAAGACACGTCGCGCCTCAAGCAGGGTATCACCAGAGACTGTGATGCCATCCAAAACATTGCGAATGTGGTTGTCAGTGATCGACACGTCCTCGTAGGCCGAAACGCGAATGCCCCTGTTATCGGTGGGAGTGACAGAGGCGAGGCAGTAAATCAGATTCCCGCTGATCTTGACGTTGGCCCCGATGCCTTGCGCGATAGCCGGGTTATTGTAGTGAACGACGACACCTGTCCCCGAGCCGCCTTCGAGGCGAATGTTATTGCCCGAGATCAGGAAGTCTTGATACAGGTGCGGCAAAAGCGCGGACGGGCCGGTTTTCGCTTCAATGCCGCCGCCACCCACCGCATAGATAGTGTTCCCGGTGATCGTGACGCTGCGGAGAGATTGCGAGGAAATGTCGATGGCTTCTTGCGTCGAGCCCTCGTTGAAATTGTGGATGATGTTTTCGGAAATCAGCAGGCCAAGGGCGGCGGCGTACATGGTGCCGATGCCTCCCACCCTGATGGCACCGGATGCCCCAGTCGCGACATACCCGCCATCGTGGATGATGTTGCGGGAGATGATTCCGCCTGTGGGCACGCCCAAGCTGAGCGCCTCTTCCCAGCTGCCAGTTGAGAGATTGTCGGTAATGAAAACATCAACCGACGCGCCGCCATCGACGAAAACATGATACCGACCGCCCACGAAACGGCAGTTGGTAACGCGTAACCGGCTTTGCGTGGTAGTGCCGTTCCTCATGTAGACCGGGCGGCTGCAAGCTGGAGCCACAGCAGGGTCTGTGCTGATAGGCATCGTGAAAGTGACGCGGTCAACGTAAAAGTCGTTCTTGGTAATCGTCAGCAATATGGTTGAGGACGTTGAACCGGACGCCGAGACAATCTCGCCTGAGCCGTCGGAGAATATTCCGGGGCAGGTCGTGGACGAGCTAATAGTCACGTCCTTGATATAATGGCTGCCACCCGACAGATCGACCGCCGCGCCAACGGCGATAGCCGCCGCCATCTTGGTGCTGCTGTCCGTCCCAGCCCCCGCCAGACCACTGCCAAACCAGATCGCCTTCACCGCGCCCGTGTAGATGCGCTGGTACCTCCCCGTCGCGAACGCGGTCAGAGCGATAATGGTGCCGTCGTTAGCGGCGACGACAGACCCGGAGTCCCACCAAAATTCACCTCCACCTCCGTCGCCTGCGGTGTAATACCCCTGCATCACGACGACAGGCGGTTGCGTCGCTAGGGCCTTCAGCGCCGCAAGATTAGCGACCGCAAAAGCGGTTGATAGATTAACTGACGCCGCGCCCGCCGTTGCGGCCGCGGTCCCCCCGTTAGCAACAGGAAGAATTCCAGTGACGCCAGTCGTTAACGGCAGTCCGGTGGCGTTGGACAGGTTGACGCTTGACGGCGTACCTAGCGCGGGGTTGACCAGCGTCGGGTTCGTGTTCAGAACTGCGTCGCCGCTTCCGGTCGTATCCAGCTCGCCAACCAAACCGTCTGCGTCGTAGAGAATGCGGCCGTTGGCGCCGCCGAGGACGGGGGTCTGGCCGACGACGATGTTGGTGAAGTACCCTCCAAGCTGGCCGACGGTGACTTTGACCGACGTGCCCGCCTGCACGGCTTAGCT